GACTTCAGTCACCTTCAGATTCTAGACTACCCGCGCGGTGTCACCCTAAGTGGTAAGCCAGTAAAGGATCCGGCAAACCTTTGGGAAGCTTGGGGTGACGACCCATTCAAGTCCTACATCATGAATCAGATTAGGGAGTAGCTATGCCTCAAACCTACGAAGAAGCTCAGGCGGTTCAAACTATCGCTGAGAGCTTAATTGGTACACATCATCCAGAGTTAGCCGAAGCCAGCTTCAGGTACATATTCAAGGAGAAGTGCAGCAAGAAGGGTGGAAAGCCCGTTCTTGGTACGGTTAAGAAGATGAGCGACCTGCAGAAGTTCCTCGTCGCTGGTGAACCAGATTTTTTGATGGAGATACCCCTCGATGTTTGGAATGAGTTGGATGCAGCTCGCCGAACCGCGCTAGTCGATCACTTACTCGAGTGTTGCACCGGTGAAGAGGATGAGCAGACGGCTGCAATGAAGTGGAAGACACGGGAGCCCGATGTCTACGAGTTCAGTTCTATCCTTCGACGGCATGGCGCTTGGACCGAGGACTTATCCAACTTTGCAATTGTAGCTCAATCGCTTGACCTCAGTTTCATGACTGCCGAGAGTGAAGAGGATAACGAGCTTCAAACGGCTGCCAACGAATAAAGGTCATAAAAAGTGTGGGATACCACGTATAGGCCTTTGACCTTTGCAGATGTGCTAGGTCAAGAGGGAACCGTTCAACTACTCAAAGCTCGTCTCAGGAATGGGACCGCGCTGGACACTAGTTACATCTTCAGTGGTGGTAGTGGTCAGGGAAAGACGACTCTGGCTCGCATCTACGCTAGGGCGATGCTCTGTGAGAACGTAGGTAAGAACAACCCTGAGCCATGCAATCAATGCGAGAGTTGCAGGTCTATCCTGAACGACTCCTCAATGGCTTTTTCTGAGCAAGACGCAGCTAGCCAGGGTGGAATTGATCAGATTCGAAGGATAGTAGATAGCCTCCCCTTCTCGGTAGTGGGGGCTTCAAAGAGAATCTACCTCTTTGACGAGTGCCATCGGATGTCTAAGGATGCTCAGGACGTCCTACTCAAGCCGCTGGAAGAGCGCAAGATGATTGGGATGTTTTGCACCACGGAACCTGAAAAGGTTCGTGGTGCTATCCGATCTCGATGTGAAGAGTATGGGATTAGAAAGGTTACGCGCGAAGACATCCTAGTTCGGATGAGGCGTATCCTAGAAGCAGAGAAGGTAGAGTTCGATGACGATGGTATCCTAACGGTTATTGACTACGCCGGTGGTCATGTCCGTGACGTGGTGAGTCGTCTTGAGATGATCGCTCAGGTTGGGCCGGTCACTCTGGACAACGTTCGAGAGCACCTCAATCTGTCTGTGATCTCCACTTATTACCACATACTACTCAACTTAACCTCTGACACCAAGAAGGCGCTCCAGCTTGTTGACCAAGCTTGTGAGAGAATGACCGCTGAGGAGGTAGTATCGGGTCTCTCGGAGGCCGCTATGAACTCTTTCCGGTTAGCAAACGGGATGGGAGCGGACTTCTCTTTCACAGATAAGTTACTGGCTGTAGAGGTCTATAAGCTCTACGGTGTTGAGCTGATCAAGATCGCAAGCCACTTCTTGAGGTCCAGGTACGTAACTCAAGTTGGACTGATTTGTGATCTAACTGCACTGGCGTTCTCTGGGGTGAAGGGATCTTTCATCTCAGCTCAGCCTGTGTCGCAAGGTTCAGTCCTACAAGTATCTGCCCCCGTGGCTACTCAAGCTCCGGTGAGTACACTAGCTCCAACACCAAAGCCCGCTGAGACGTCGAGCCCACCACCAGTGGTAGAGGCTCAGCAGTCACCTGAGGAGCCCCCAAGTAGCAAGCAAATGCCTAGTGGCGATATGCCTATCGGTAATTTGGGCTCTGATGATCCTCGGGCAATGACCATCTACGACACACAGGTCATCCCAGAAGCAAACCCTGGTAAGAGAAAGAAACTGAATCTAACGCCTAACGAAACCAGTACAAGCGATAGGGACTTAATTAGTCACGAAGCTTGGCGCCGAGGGTTCGCTGAACTCTGGAGTAGAGGGGGAAATGCCTGAGTGGGTTGTCCTAGAGTTAAGCCCTCAAGGTGAGGATGAGGACCCAGAGGTCCTCAGAAAAGCTGTTGGAAAATCTATCAAGAGCTTGAAGGATGTATTTGTACCAGCCTCAACCATCACACGCGGGCATTCTAGGTCAGTTTACAAGTTAATTGAGAACTACATCTTCGTTAGACGTACACAACCTGACCCCGTATACTTCAAGTTGGAGGGTTCCAAGTATATTACCTCAATCCTGACAGTGTATGATCATCGGATTCGTAGGATATCGGCGGTGCCTGATAGCTCCATCGAACAGATGCGCCTTCAGCTTCACATTGAGACTGAACAAGGGATTGAGGTAGGCGACGAAGTCTTGGTCATGAGTGGGGCCTACAGCGGGATTGTTGGCAAGGTAATTGAGAACATCCCTGAGAATAACTCCGTTCAAGTATTCGTTAAGCTCAGGTCGAAGCAGGCGCTGATCACACTACCTCGGAGCTTTTTGAAGTATGTCTCTAATACCGAAGACCAGCAGTACAACTCCCCGTTCCTAACTAAGTTGTTCAGGATTAAGCAGTGGATTGATCGTGCCAAGGCTCCGAATAAGTATTTGGTTAGTTCCGAAAAACCCTTACAAGCTAAGTATGACAGGTACCTAAGAATCACCTCGTGGCTTGATACTTTTAGAAGAGCCAGGAAGTTACTAGTAGACCCAGTGGCACCTGAGATGTTCACGGGATCCGATAGCGAGCCTCTGCTGAAAAAGTTTCATCAAGTTCAGCAAATGAACTCATTCATATCAAGGTCAGGGTTTTTCTTCTACTTACCTCTGATTCAATTGCCAGAGGTCTCACAACTAGCCAACTCTTCAGCTGCACTAGACCTACTCGACAGCTTCATAGCTAGATACTCACAGATTCACAGTGATTGTGACCAACTTGAGAGGTCACTACCAGATTGGAACCCAGATATGGCTAACAACATCGTGTTCGACGGGCATAATCTAGCTTATAGGGTTGTCAATGCTCTAAGGAACATCCCTGATCAGCTAACCGATAGTGAGGGCAGATCAACTGCACTAGTATTTGGGTTCTTGCGTAGCTTAGCTGCACTCAAGAAGCGTTTTGAGAGAGCTAATATGTATGTTGTATGGGATGGCTCTAAGCAGCGTAGGGTTGACATGTATCCAGACTACAAGGCAGGCAGGCCAGAGCATAGTCAGGGTACACACGATGAGATGTCACGACTTCAGTCTATGCTTCCAATGTTTGGCATCTCACAAGTCCATAATCCAGACGAGGAAACAGACGATATTATCGCTTGTTTACTGAAGAACAAGCTAAAAGGTAAACACAACATAATCATCTCTACAGACCGTGACTTCCTACAGTTGGTTACATACACTGACTTACTTTTAGTACCAAAGCAAGGAAGTCGACCTGAGACCCTTTACGACCCCGATAGAGTTGTGTCAGAGTATGGGGTCCCGCCCCGGTTGATGGTTCACCTCAGAGCACTCTCAGGTGACACATCGGACAATCTGCCCGGGGTCCCAAGAGTACCTCGTAAGATCCTGGCGTCCCTTCTAACAACGCACGGATCGATCGATGGGGTCTACGCTTCAAGCTTAGCCGGGGTCACCAAGACTCAGTACGACAAGATCCGAGGCTTTGAGAAACAAGCCCGATTAAATGTGGAACTTATGGCTCTTAGAACGGACCTAGACTACCAGATTACGGAGGCAGCTCCGAACTTTGATAGCGCTTTCGACGCTCTAAAGCAGTGTTCCATTCAACCTGAGATCTTGATTTCAACCTTCTTCCAGACCCCTGTTGGGGCTGGGTTCACCAAGAATAGCTGAGGTATTATGGGTAGCGCTGGCTTTACGATCTCGGTTGACCCTGCAGAGTTGGCAAACCGTTTTGCATCGCCAGAGCCGCTATTCGACGAACCAATTGAGGAAGTGGATGAGGAGCAGGTTGTCTCTATCCTATCCTCGTTGCACTTCGAAACGCAGGTCAAACCTCTCCTCGACAGGATACCAGACAGGGAAGCTGACCTGATTGAGTTGTACTACATACAGAAGAAACGTCAGGCAGACATAGCCGAGATCTTCGATGTAACTCAGGCGGCAATCAGCTATCGATTGGATCGGGGCCTTCAAAGGATCAAGTTCTTGCTATCAATACCTCAGATCACCGAGAGCGAGATGCGGTATAACCTACCATTTGTACCTCTCAAGCCAATTGATGTTGATATATTGGTTGGCATGTGGAAGACCACTTGCCAGAGTGAAGTAGCAATGCAGCTAGAGCTTACTCAGGGTCGAGTGAGACATCGTTTCTTTGGGGCGGTGAAGCTACTTGAGCGAAAGGCCACTGAGGACACAACATTTGAGCCTCTATTCAAGGTGTTCTCATCCATTGCTAGTAAGAACTTCAACATACTTAGAGCAGTGAAACTCCCTCAATGGGAAAATCGTGGCGGCGACGAGTTGTCCGGGTTGTGACTCGATTGAGCATTTACTTGTACGCTTGGCAGTTTAGAGGACTGCCTTGCCACCTGTACAGAACCTCCGATTCCAAGACTACCAGTTCGAGTATGCGGTACCAGCCGGTAAGTGGTATTGGACAACTCGAGTTGATGTATCTCAGTCAGTCCCCGCCTATCAGGTTAGGGACATCAAGTCTCCCTATGGGTTGCTAAGGGATTCAATCCCAATCCTAGGTGAGGTCATCCAAGCGATGGCAGATAGCATCGTTGAGTTGAAGTCCAACTTCGCTCCGAGCATCCTCATCGGACCCCCCGCGTCGCTCGTGTTCGAGGTTGACGAAGGTCGAGGCTACTCTGATCCTCAGTCGGCTCTCATTACCAACCAAGGAGTGTTCGGTTCAATCCTAGGTGCTAGCCTTACAGTATCAGCACCATTCGTTCGAGTGAGCCCCTCCATGGTTGGTGGGTTGGCTATCAACGAGAGTGGT